CTGGATCTTCCGGTACTAGAGGAACCTCTGGTTCTTCTGGATCATCCGGTTCTTCAGGATCATCAGGTTCTTCAGGATCATCAGGTTCTTCAGGTTCTTCAGGATCATCTGGATCATCAGGTTCTTCTGGAACTTCTGGTTCTTCAGGTTCTTCAGGTTCTTCAGGATCATCAGGTTCTTCTGGAACATCAGGTTCTTCTGGAACATCAGGTTCTTCTGGATCTTCCGGTACTAGAGGAACCTCTGGTTCTTCTGGATCATCCGGTTCTTCAGGATCATCAGGTTCTTCAGGATCATCAGGTTCTTCTGGATCATCCGGTTCTTCTGGATCCTCTGGAACATCTGGCTCATCGGGAACATCTGGTTCTTCTGGATCATCAGGTTCTTCTGGATCATCCGGTTCTTCAGGATCTTCAGGATCATCGGGTTCTTCTGGATCATCCGGTTCTTCAGGATCTTCAGGATCATCGGGTTCTTCTGGATCATCCGGTTCTTCTGGATCTTCTGGATCATCTGGTTCTTCTGGATCTTCTGGATCATCTGGTTCTTCCGGATCATCAGGTTCTTCAGGAACTCCTGGATCCTCTGGAACATCTGGCTCATCGGGAACATCTGGTTCTTCTGGATCATCAGGTTCTTCTGGATCTTCTGGATCATCTGGTTCTTCCGGATCATCAGGTTCTTCTGGGTCTTCTGGATCATCCGGTTCTTCAGGATCTTCAGGATCATCGGGTTCTTCTGGATCATCCGGTTCTTCAGGATCTTCAGGATCATCGGGTTCTTCTGGATCATCCGGTTCTTCTGGATCTTCTGGATCATCTGGTTCTTCTGGATCTTCTGGATCATCTGGTTCTTCCGGATCATCAGGTTCTTCTGGTTCTTCCGGATCATCAGGAACTTCTGGTTCTTCGGGAACAAGAGGTACTTCTGGATCATCAGGTTCTTCTGGATCATCAGGTTCTTCAGGATCATCAGGTTCTTCTGGATCATCCGGTTCTTCCGGATCGTCCGGTTCTTCTGGTTCTTCTGGATCATCAGGATCTTCGGGAACATCTGGTTCTTCTGGATCGTCAGGTTCTTCTGGATCTTCTGGATCATCTGGTTCTTCTGGATCATCCGGTTCTTCTGGATCTTCTGGATCATCTGGTTCTTCCGGATCATCAGGTTCTTCTGGTTCTTCCGGATCATCAGGAACTTCTGGTTCTTCGGGAACAAGAGGTACTTCTGGATCATCAGGTTCTTCTGGATCATCAGGTTCTTCAGGATCATCAGGTTCTTCTGGATCATCCGGTTCTTCTGGATCGTCCGGTTCTTCTGGTTCTTCTGGATCATCAGGATCTTCGGGAACATCTGGTTCTGTCACCTTATCTGGAACAACTGACAATGGTGTTTTAACCCTAAATGGTTCTTCTCCTAATGTATCTGTTGAATCGAATATAACTTTTTCTTCCCCGACTTTAAATCTTCTTGGAACCCCAACAAATGCTTTAGGTGGCGGTCAAATTCATCTTTCAAATACAACATCAAATAGAATAGAGTTTTCTCCTTATCCTAATGCATCGGCGGGGAATGCTGGTCCTACTCCCACTAATGTTTCCACCGGAGAAAAGATAACATTGTGGTCTGGTATTAATGCTTCTAATGTAAACTACGCCTTTGGTACATATCCCCTCACTGGAAGACTTTGGTATTCTGTTCCACAGGCAACCTCTTCTTTTGTTCATGCTTTCTACGGGGGAACAACAGAATTATTTAGGATTCAAGGAAATGGACAAATTCAATTAACGGCAGGAAGTGTTTCATTGCCTTCTATCTCTGCTGGTTTAGCAAATTCTTCAGACACCAACACCGGAATTTACTTTCCGGCTGCCGACACAATTGGATTTGTTGAAGGTGGCGTAGAAGCGATGAGGATAGATTCTAATGGAAGAATTAATCTTCTGGCAGGGTCTGCTGCTAATCCGATCTTAAACGCTGGTCTAAATTCTACAGACACCAACACCGGAATTTACTTTCCCTCAGCCGACAATATGGGTCTTGTGGCTGGTGGTACCGAGACTCTCAGATTGAATACAACGACCAACGCCAATATCCAGTTGGTTGCAGGATCTGCCACCGCACCAGTTCTTAACGCTGGTTTAAATTCTTCAGACACCAACACCGGAATTTACTTTCCGGCAGCTGATTCGATTGGATTTTCAACAAATGGTACCAGTAGAGGTATTATTAATAACACAGGTTATGGAATTCAAACGTCACCAAGTGCATGGGTACATATATCATCAACACCATCATCCTCTAAATGGATAAGATTTGATGCCACGCGATATAGTAATACACCGCCCGTAAATCAGGTAGTTCCGCCAGAATATGCTATAGGTAGTGATGGTAGCGCTGAAATGTATCTCAAAGAACCAGATGTTTGGATGGAAGTTATACTTGATTCAGCTGGTAAAGGTGGTGCTGTAGTTTTAATCCCTTGTTACAGGCCAGGTTAATTTATGATAACTGATCCTCAAATAATTCAAAAAATCAAAAATAGCGGAGCTATGGTTATAACAGTTGACTTAGAAGATTTTAAAAAGAAAATAAAGGGATATCACCACCTAGGTGAAAATTACACATTGCCTGAAAATGTCTTTGTGTCAAAAGAAAAAATTTCACAATTAAGATCAGAACCTCCTCCACAAATAAATGTACCAACAAAAATAGAAATTAAGATATCAGAAGGAAAGGGAATGGGAGTTTTTGCAACTCAAAAAATTTCAAAGGGAGAAATAATTGAAACTTGCTATCTATTAAAAATACCAAAAGAAGGTGATCTTCTCACTGATTATAGATATCTTTATCCAAAAAGAACACTCTCCGAGTATGTTATTCCACTTGGATATGGATGTATTTATAATCATTCCAATTCACCAAATGCTGATTGGATAGACCATCCCGAATATAAAGCTTTCAATTTCTTTGCTTTGGAAGATATAGAAATAGGAAAAGAGATATGTATTTATTACGGGGGTGAAGATTATTGGAATTCGAGAGAAAAGAAAAACATAATATAAAAAAATATAAAAATATGGCAATTCAAGTTACAGGACTTTTTAAAAGTCCAACATCGCTTCTCATTCACGAGTCTCCTTTGTTGAAAATAAATGCACATCTTTCTTATAAAGGAGATTTAATGGTGGATCTTTTTGTTACCTCATCTGATGGAATTTGTAGGGATACAGTGGTTTACCCCGATTTAAACAGAGAGACATTAACTTTCGACGTCAATATTTCTGATCCTTATGATCGGTTGATAAACGGATTGGAAACTTTTCTTATAACGGAACTACAATCTTCAAATTCTATCAACTCCACTTCTACTTTCAGCAGGGTATGAATACAACAGATTCCACACAGCAAACAATTACCTCCGAAGAATTAAATAAAATTCAGGATTTGAAATCCACCGGTGAAAAATTTATAATTGAGTTTGGATCTTTGGAATTGGAGATGTTGGTTCTATCTCAAAGAAAAAAAGATTTAGAGGATAAATTCATGAAATTCAAAATCGAGGAAAAGAACTTCATGGGAATGATGGATTACAAGTACGGAAACGTTAATTTGGATATAGAAACAGGAATTCTCACTCCTAGAAATTAAAGACATCAATTTTAATTCAGGAGTTCACGGTAAACTTCTGCCATTTTTTCTCCAGCCGAAAACCATGTATATTTCTGGCATGTTTTTCTTCCCTGCTCTCTGAAATAATCTTTTCTTTCTTCCGACAAATTCAAGAATTCTAAAAATCCTTGTTCGATCCCTTCTACCGTGGGATCAACAAAAATAGAATTTTCTGAATTAACGAAATCTGATAACCCGTCTCTTCTGGAAGAAAGTAAAACGCAATTAGAGGCCATCGCCTCCAAGGCAACCAGTCCAAATGGTTCGTGAACAGATGGCATAATAACTCCATCGGCATCGTTCAAGACATGAATTTTTTCTGAACCGTGTTTTGGACCCAAATAAAACATGTTCTTTTTTCCCTCCTGAAGTTTTTGATCCAAAAGTTTATTGCACAATAAATCTCCCCCATCGGGAGAACCAATGATCCAAAGTTCAATGCCGTCTGGGATATTGGCTTCCAATAATTTATCCACTCCCTTCATCTCGCAAAACCGTCCGATATAAACAATTTTATTTTTTTTCTTTTTGGGATTTGGGTTGTTTGATTTCCATTTTTTAAGGTCAATTCCATTTGGGACCAAGGACATCTTGGACGAAAATTCTGGAAATATATCGAGATAAAATTTAGATATGGTGATAATTCGATCGGACCATCTCAAAAATCCAGTTTCCATTTCCAATAAAGTTTCTTGAATTGTTTTCCCGTCTTTTGTTGTTGGATCAAGGGCAATATTCAAATTCCTATGGATCTGCCCTCTTATTGCCAAATTTAAAGAGCACACCAAAGGAACATTGAAGTGATTAGACAAATGTCCACCGGGCATGTATACCGGCCAGTCGTACGCGTGCACCAAATCTGGTTTTGGCATACCCAATGATGTGACAAAGAAATTAATTTGATGTGCCAAATTGAAAACCAAAGGGTTTATATTTCCACCGTTTGTTGGAACAAAACTCGGAAAAATTTGTTTGGTATTTGGAAATTCAAAACCAGAAGAAAGATGGGGAAAGCAAATGGTGTGTAATTCAAATTCGGAACTCAATTCATCGTGTAAGGCTAAATATTGATAGCCTAATCCTCCCATAGGTTTTTCCAATCTATCTGGAATTAAACTTAAAATTCTTTTTTTCATTCTTCCATTTGAACTTTTATGAATTTGAAAAATAAAAATTTCAAAAGAGGGATGAAATAATTACCCAATTTCAAAATAAAAGAATTTGCTATGGAAAATCAAATTAAATTAAGTTCAGAAGAACTAGAAAAGGTTCAATCTCTAAGAAACGAGGCTCGTGAAAACGTTGACAAAATAGGTCGCATGAACATCCAACATCATTTTCTGACCGAGGAAATCAGATTTGTTGAAGAACAACTTCAGTCTTTATATGGAGAAACGTCGGATATCAAAAAAAGAGAACAAGAATTGGTGAACAATATTGTATCTAAATACGGTGAAGGGCAATTGGATTTCAACACCGGAATTTATTCCCAAAACCAAGATGAAAAGCCCAACTGATACCCTGCGAAGAACAAAATATCACCTTCATAGAATTTTAAGTTCTGTTGAAAATTCTATCCTCGAAGAATCTGGAAATAAACCCAGAATTCTTTTTGTTGCTCCGCACCTTTCAACTGGGGGGATGCCTCAGTATCTTTATAAGTGCATCGAGAAACTTTTGCCAGAAGGAGAAATCTATTGTGTAGAATACAATAACCTATCGGACGAATTTGTAGTTCAAAGACAAAGAATACAAAATTTATTGGGGGAAAATTATTTTAGAATAGACACAGAAGACAAAAGTGAATTTCTAGAAATTGTGGAAAGGGTTTGCCCAGACGTCATCCACTTCCAAGACTTTGTGGAATTCTTCGTTGGTGATGATATTTGTCGAAAAATATTCTCCCCAGACAGACCTTGGTTTATTTTTGAAACGTGTCACTCTTCAAATGTTAAAATTTTGGACAAATTCTGGGCTCCTGATAAATTGGTGATGGTAAATAAATGGATGACCGAAGTTTTTAAAAGTTCTGGTTTCGAATTGGATATCTTGGAATATCCCATAGAAGATTTTATCGGGATTGGAAAAGAAAGTGCCAGGGAACAACTTGGTTTAGACCCAAACAAAAAACATGTTATTAACATCGGTCTTTTCACCCCAGGTAAAAATCAAGGGGAACTCATGGAATACGCCAGACTACTAGAAAATGAACAAATAGAATTTCATTTCATTGGTAATTTGGCGGGTAACTTTCAAGAATATTGGGAGCCTCTGATGAAGAATGTTCCAAGAAATTGCAGAATTTGGGGGGAAAGACACGATACTGACCTATTTTATGAAGCATCCGATTTGTTTGTTTTCTCCTCGATTTGGGAATTGAACCCGATTGTTATAAAGGAATCTCTTTCTTGGAATTTACCCATACTAATGAGGAGATTGCCTTCTTACATGGACGACTACGACGAAACCCCCTTAGTTCATTTTTATTCAAACCAAGAGCCTGTGACTGATCATGAATACAATGTTGAACTAATTCGAAAAATTTTGAATTTACCATCATGAAAAAAAGTGGGATAGAAATTTACAGAAATATCAACAAAAATAAAAACGTACACGTTCCTGAACAAATCCAATTTCAATTTTCTTATGATTATTCTCCAAAAATAGATTTGAAGGGAAATGATCCAAAGAGTGAAAGAAATATAAAATTCATTGATCCAACCACTTCGGAGTGTGTCCACGAAAGTACTTTGAAGCCTGGTCATTTTACCTCCCTTTTTCGAAGATGGTTTACCCCCTGGTTAGTGGAAGGTTATGATCGTGAAAATAAGGTTTGGTCTTTAGATTTCGAGTCTACTTTGTTTGGGGGAAAAATTTTGATATCAATAGATTCTTCTTCATTAGGAGACACAATTGCATGGTTACCTGTGATTGATCAACTAAGAAAAAAATACAAGGCACAATTAATCGTTACAACATTTTGGAATGAAATTATGTCACACTTTTTCCCCCAAATTAAATTTTCACCCCCTGGATTTAGGGATCCAGCTGCCAATGTGGTGTTTGGGGTAGGATGGTATGAAGAAGACGATAGGAACATACACCGGCGTGATCCGAGATCAATTTCTTTGCAACAAGTTGCAGGTGACTTAATTGGTGTCGAAGTAAATTCGGATATTTTACCTTCTCAAATTCCGGGATGGCTGGAGACAACTAAATCGAGGTTTGAAGGAAAATATGTTTGTATTGCCACCGAGTCCACGGCAAATGCAAAACATTGGCACTATCCAGGAGGTTGGCAAACTTTGGTTGATCATCTCGAATCAATTGGATATGAAGTGGTGGTGATTCACAGCCAACAAAATACTTTGGATGGAGTTGTTGATAAAACCGGAACTATAGACATGACCGACCGAATGATAGATTTATATCATGCAGATTTTTTCGTCGGTATTGGATCCGGTTTATCTTGGCTGGCTTGGGCTTTGAGAAAACCAGTGGTAATGATTTCTGGATTTTCTTCTCCCCATTGTGAATTTTCTCATTTGAATTATAGAGTAATTAATTTCGATGTGTGCCATGGGTGTTTCAACGACGTTAGACACAAATTCGATCGTGGAGATTGGAATTGGTGTCCTAGACTCAAGAACACAGAAAGAATGTTTGAGTGTACAACACAAATCACCCCCGATATGGTAATTTCAAAAATCCAAAATTTAATGTCCGAACAGAAATTGTAACCTCTGTTAGATATTTGGTGATATATACAAGAAAAGCCCTCCTTTTCGAAGTAATCGCCTTACATGTCAGCCATTCCCCCTAACAAAGCTATCTTTACTGGACTTCCCGTATATAATGGGAATGGTCAACAGAGAAATTTATCGGATCCTAGATATAGATATCAGGACGATTTACCTAATACTGCCAAGGTTCAAGAGACAAGCACGGATAATCTTTACGGAACAACCGGTGCTGCTTTGGCCAGAGCAATTCAAATAGGTTGCAATGGTTATCATACGGTTTTGGCTTCAAACGGAACGTATTATTATGCTCCTTGTCAATCGCAGGAATGGCTAATTGAAAGGTTGACCCAGTTAGACTCTGCCCTGAATTTTACCTATATAGGAAACTACAGAGTTCTAAGTTATGATCAACCTTTTTATTATGTTAGTTCTTTCAATGGATGGATTATTGATTCAGCTTCATCTTTAGAGGGATATAGTGTGAATTTAAATTCCGTATCGAACGCAAATGTCTCCAATGGTATTGCAATTGATTTTAGATATTCCGTCGATGGTGAAACTTGGTCTCTTTGGGTAAATATGGGGTTTGCAACAACGGGATTACAAAATTCTTATGAGTCAGGTGAAGGAGCAGAAGTGTTTACGATACAATTGGATCCAAGCAAGCCATTTTACCCCGAGTTTAGATTCACGTCCGTTGTCGTAAATCCGGACGGGAGTATAGCCTATCAATCAGAAGAACCAATCAGTCCAAATGTAGTCATTGTTAATTTCGATTTGAATTTAACTTATGATGCTAATGTGCCGACTGGCCCTGATAATTTAGTTATTAGAAACCCAGTTCCTCAATGTTCTCCTGAACAATCAAATCGCCCTGTGGTATTTAACGAGTGTGGACCTTTCACATTCAATCCTTATAACATCAATAAGGCAATCAATCTTTACAAGGATCTAAGTTTGATTGTCAACAAAATGTTTGGATTTGAAACCAATTACTATTCTGTTCAACCTCAGTCCAGATCAAAAGACGTGGTACTCAAAGAATGGACTTTGTATGACGTGGTGGAAGAAAGATGCGTTAAAGTGCTGGTTCCGCAAAACCAATTTCCTGACAATAAACCCAACTATGACCCGTTTGGCATTTCTTTCGAAGAGCCATTCGAAATACACATTGACAAGGTATATTTTGAAAGTCTTTTTGGTCGTGGTTCACAACCCCGTAAAAGGGATATCCTTTATTTTCCTCTCACCAATAGAATTTATGAAATCAATTCTACCTATTTGTTCAGAGACTTCATGTATTCCCCGATTTATTTCAAAATTGAATTGAAAAAATATAATCCGAAATCTAACACTTACTTCAGAGATCCTGCCTACAAAGAAGAACTAGACGGAATAGCTTTAAATTCTCAAAAATTGTTTGGTGCGGAAACCGAGGCTCAGGAGGAATTAATCACCAAACCCCAGCAATACGAAACGACCACGATCGACCGAGGGAACGACCCCACCCGATCGTACGTGTACGAAAAACTTCCCATTGTAAGTTACGATTTGAACAACAACTGGACTATTGTGTTTAACAATTATTATGATTTATATGATGCTTTCCAATCTAATCCAGAATTTGTATTTGAACCGAATAAATATAGAAATGGGGTGAGATATTTAACTACCCCTAAATTAGATTCTGATGGAGAAATAGCTTTTACATGCTGGTTTTCAATTAAAAATTATGTAAACGAAAATTCTCTAACTAAAAAACCTTATCCCCCTGTCCCGATGGCTCAGGAAACGGTAACCCCAACAAGAATTGTTTACAACACTACTCCTTATAAACATGGACTTTCTCCGTGGCTTGGCTATGCTGAAAATCCAGATGGATATGTTGCAATAAAATCAGATTTAAATCACTCCGGTGGATTTCAGGTGGCTTCTGTGATTGACCAATTCAAATTTTCCGTCGTCAATCCTAATTTACCTTTTTCATTAGATACCCCTACCCTTAAGATGCAAAAAGCACAGGCTAGAAATTTGATTGCAGGAGATTATTTGGACCCAAATGATGGACCACAAGGTCTTAGAGTAGATTTAATTTATTCTGGTTCACAAGAATACAACAACACGAATTTTCTTCAGGAGGGCAGCATTCAAATAAATTTGAATGATTTTGTTTTCAATTCGAAGCTACAATTCATACCAGAAATAGGGGAATGGTATGGATTGGTTGTAAATATTTCTAATAAATATCACCAGATGGGTGTCAATATGTGGAAGATGAGTTACGATGTGAATAACCCACAGGAACAATCTTCTAATCTAATCCCGGTCCATGAAGATTTTAGAACTTTGTCCCAAACATATACTTTCGACTTACCTAAAGATATTGTTACTAATCCAGCCAACCCCCTATATGGAACAGACAACAATGCCTATAGGATATATACTTCGCCCGTTTTGCTTTCCAATATTCGAATTTTCAAATCGATGATAGATATAAACAAACAATCGATTGTGTTGAACCAAAACATCGTGAGGGATGCACAACTGGCTCACATAATCGACAACGCCAAACCAACTTTGGCAATTCCTAAAATTCCCAGAAAGGGTTAAAAAAATGAGTTATGCCAAGACGTAAACCAAAGCCAGAGAAGGTTGTCCAGGAGAGAATCAAGGCAAATTTAGATTCCATTCTAATGGAAGAAAATTTGGAAATTGAATCGTTGACTGTAGACAACCTTCCCCGTATGAAAACTACAGAGGTTATGGATTTTCAGGTTCAAATCCAGTCTACCGGTACAGACTCTAGGGATCTGCTAGAGTCATTGGTTAAATTTTATGTGGATCAAAATCTAATTGATGAATCAGAATTCCTTGAATACAAGAAGAAAATAGATGCCATGAACGTTGGATCGATGATGCTTCAAATAAAAACTGCACAACACGCCATCACAAAATTGGTAGAAGAAATTGATTTAGGAAGTGCTTCTGCTCGAATGTTCGAGGTTCTTGCACAATTACAGGGACAAATTATGCAAATGTCCAAGGATCACCAGACCTATCTCGAAAAGACGGAAGCCAGCTACAAGAATATAAGAAAAGAATTGGAGATGAAAGCTTCATCGGGTTATGTTCCCATGCAACAAAATCAAGGTTCGGATACTTCTTTTTCTCCCAGTCCCCCTCCACCTGCCCAAGGAATAAACTCTGCATTGAAGGTTAGAGGAACTAAAAGTCTAATGGAAGGACTCAGAGACATTTTGGGTGCTGAAATTCAGGATGTGAAAGTCGAAGAAGTGAATGAAAATGCGGTGGTTAATGCCAGACAAAAAGCAAGTCAAGATGCCTCTAAAAATATAAGTCCCGAAAGCGAAGGAACTTTCGAAATCGACGATGATTTATTCCAATGAGCAAACATGAAGATGACCCCCTAGATTCCAATTATTGGTCTACCAAAAGGGTAGACGACCTTATGAGGAAGGTTGAGGATGAAGGTTTAGATTACAAATCTGTTGATAATCCATTTCACGAAGGTGACCCTTCTTTAAAAAGATCAAATTTGCTTTGGGAGTATACACCAGAGGAATTACAAGAAATGCAAAAATGTGCCTTAGATGTGGTACACTTTGCCCAGTACTGTCAGGTTATGACCGATGATGGTCTCCAATACATCACATTACGAGATTACCAAGAATCTGTATTGAGAGAATATCAAAATAATCGTTTTAATATTTTTCTTGCACCCCGTCAAGTTGGAAAATCCATCACTTCATCAATTATTTTGGTGTGGTATTTGCTTTTCAATCACGATAAAAACGCAATGATTTTGGCTAACGTTGGATCAACTGCCGAAGAACTCATGGATAAAATCAAGGCTATTGTGAAAGGTTTGCCTTGGTTTTTGAAGCCAGGTATGATTGTGAACAACGTTATGTCCATGAAATTCGATAACGGATGTAGGGCTATAGCCAAAACCACAACGAAAACAACCGCGATTGGTTTTACAATTCACTTTTTGTACATGGATGAGTTTGCACACATTCATCCGAATTTTATTGAGTCTTTCTTCCGCTCTTCTTATCCCACTGTTTCATCATCTAAGGTCTCGAGGATTATCATTACTTCTACCCCAAATGGAATGAATAAATTTTATGACATTTATCAAGGAGCACTGACAGGAGAAAATTCATTCAATCCTGTTCGAGTTGATTGGTGGCAAGTTCCAGGTAGAGACGAAGAATGGAAAAAACAGGAAATCGCCAATCTTGGCAGCGAAGAGCTTTTCAATCAGGAATACGGAAACCAATTTCTAAGTTCAACCTCCTTGTTGCTCGGATCGAATGAGCTGAAGAAAATAAAATCAAATGAATCTGAATATGAGTGGAGAGAAATAGATGTTCTAAGTGATCTAGGAATTTTCTATGAAAATTTTAGATGGCATCCAAAATTTTCTTTAGATTCGGCATCTTTAGATGATAAAAATTTTGTTTTATCTGTCGATCTTGCAGGAGGGGGCAGAGGAGATTTTACGGTTATCAATATTTTTAGAGTTGTTCCTTTACCCAAAAAATTAATTGAAAGCATAGATGATTTCAAGGACGAAGGTGATTTTTTTAGTTTACTCCAGGTTGGGGTTTTCAGAGACAATGGTATTCAAATTGAAGATATTAAAAAAATGATTGAGGCCTTGATTTTAAATATATTCAATAAAGAAAGATTGACTGTTTTACTCGAAATGAATTTTAGAGGGGAGCTCCTATTAGACAAATTGATTTCCAACGATGAGATTTCTCTGGATATGTTTTTACACACCAAACACACGGAGTCTGCACGAACTGCAAAACCTGGCATCAAGTACAACGAAAAAAACAAAATGAAGTACTGTGAAATGTTGAGGGCATCGTTCAGACAAAACAGAGTCATTATCAACGAAAAAGCATGGACAATTCCAGAAATTTTTTCTTTTGGATTAAACAATAGCGGAACATATTCATCACAATCTGGACACGACGATGTCGCCATGACTTTGGTGAATTTGTCTGCACTTTTTGAAACAACAGCTTTCTACGATTTGATTGGGGATCTCTACGATCGAATGGACGAGGACTATAGAAAATTGATTGAAACCAAATTAAATGACAAGGAAACCGACGGAAAAACTAAAGAAGGAAGCTTCTATGATTCATTTAGCAAGCTAATGTCATAATTGATTAAAGATATATAGGATGGAACCCTAGTAATATCCTCATTTGTGGTAATTCATTTTGATATATACTAGGAAAAAATATCTTTAAAACGATAATGGCTAAGAAAATCAAACTCGATTTATCACAATTCAAAGCTTCCGGCGTTTATACGTTGGAATTTGATGCCTCTGAAAACATCATTCTAACCTCCCAAACAATTCGTCTGGTGGTTGGTTTTTCGAATAAGGGTCCTTTCAATGCTCCGGTTTATATCCCAGACGTCACAACTGCAGTTGCAATTTTTGGTGACATTGATAAAAATCTAGAATCACAGGGATCGTATTTTCAGAGATCAATTTTAACCTGTCTTTCAACAGGACCAGTTTTTGCCTTGAATTTGCTTCGACTCAACAACGATGTTGATTCACCAACTGCAGACAAAGTAGACTATTTTGGTTTCTCTGTTGCTACCGATGAGCCCAATGGAGTTCTAACTTCCCGTTTGTACTCGTCTTTTTACAACAAAGAAAGATTTTGGTTTGCCGATGTCGATTATTTTCTCGCCACAATGTCTGTGGTGGATCAGGGAAGAATTTTCAATTTGGTGAATTTAGGACAACAGTCTATGTCTGTCATTGTTAGAAAATCCACTGATGCTACACCCCCTCTTCAGGGATACGACGTATTCGCGATTGATTGGTATGGTGCAAATAATGTACCCAGTTATGTACACCCATATGACTACATTTCCGATTGGTTTATTGATATTATTGCGGTTTCGGGGGATTGGACGGATTACCAGGCTCTATCTAAAGATCCAGAATGGTCTGCTTTCTTCACCCCAAATGGATTCATAAAAAGTCAAATCAATAATTTTCTGAGCCAACAAAACGTGAACATCGTCACCCAAATAACTGGGTGTTTGATTGTTGATTTTGTCGATCTAAACGGTAACAATCAATTCATTGAAACTCTGGTTAACAACAACACTCCTTCCTCTGGACTATTTTGTGCAGTAGATGCAGAAGGATTGGAATATCTATGCCAGAATAGATTCAAAGTAGATTTGGTCGGTAACTTTTTGATCGATGAGCTCACTTCAGATAGAGACCTTCAAGATCCTACTTTGAATTTTTTAAGTTACGATCAACAGTTGATTCAGGATTATCTTTATACGCAAAATTCGATCGGAATAACTGGAGCATCGGGGGTAACGGGAGGAACAGCGGGTGTTGATTATAACCAATTAAATGTTGGAACTTTGTTCAATCTAGGCGGTCCGACCGGACCCACTGCTGGAGTTCCCGCATCCGCATTGGAACCCTATAACCCAAGTTTAACATTTGGTGGTCTTCATTATCTCCGTACCAATTCTGGTGTTACTGGGGGTGCAGTTGTAAATGTTTATATTACCAACGGCGGTTCTGGTTACATAAGTGCACCAACGGTATCTTTCTCCGGGTCTGGAACTGGTGCTGCTGCCACTGCGGTCTTAACCTCGGGTGCTGTATCTAGCATTGTTTTAATAGATGGTGGATCTGGATATACGTCCAACCCATCAGTATCCATCTCGGGGGGTGGAGGTGGTACGGGAGCAGCGGCTTCTGCAGATATCTTAACTGAACCTTCTCTTACCTCTGCAGAAAAATTGAGGCTGAAGGATTTTGTTACCCCCACTTCTTCATACAGCCCATTCATTGTTGGAACAGTTACAATTCCAGCGGGAGCTTCGGGAAATATCATAAATCAATTTACAACCGGTGATTTAGTAAAACTAAAAATCTCCGGTGTTAGAGAAATTGCCGGAAATTTGACCATTACATTTACTCATCCTTTGGATTCACCAGTTTATGCTTCACAGGGAATTGAAGTAAGACCAACTTCATTTACCGAAAGTACTTCTAGTGTAGTTGCTGGATATTATCAACAATTCGGTGCTTCCGATTATTTAGACATTGTTAATGTTGCTTCAATAACAGGTGGGACAGCTAGTTCTAATGCTCTAACTGGTCAAATTTCTACCAGATTATATCAAAATATTTTATACCGAGAAATAGAAGACGGGGACACAGTTTGGCTGGACGAAGACGGAACAGACATTTTATATCTGGACACACAGAATACGGTCGACAGAGACCAATTTAATGTTTCTTTTGTCAGAGCTTTTAATAATATTGCTAGACAAAGCCCATCTGATCTGGTTGCCTATCCACCTTTTGGAGATGTTTATGCCTCTGATAATATCGGATTCCCCGTTGGGTCAAACCAGACGGACATTGTTTCGAGTGTTGCATCTATCAACCAATTCTTAGATGTATTGGGCACAACTGGTCCAAACAGTTTTACGTTCGTTCCTGATCAGATTAACAATAAAATAATTTCCGTGGGAGATTATTTAGTTTCCACTGACCTAGAATTGTGTGAAACCGTAGGAGCCAACAGACAATCTAGATTGACTAAAGTAACCGCAGTGGCACGAACCACTACTTCTGGAGTTGTTAGAGTTGTTTGCGCTAGGCCTATTTTCTTTTATTCTGGATCCCCAATTCAAGTTCAAAAGTTTAAATCAATTCCCCAATTCACCAGATCATTCGATTTCATTTATTTGGGTGGTTACACAATGAGAGATGCTCAAAGACCTAATGGAACAGATTTGAGAGTGGATGAAATTTTAAACGTTTTGTATGACACAAATTTGGCTGCAACCTTGGCTACTAAGGACGTTATTTCATTCCGTTATATCGTAGATACTTTCAGCGGAACGATTCAACCGAATTCTAAATACCAACTTTCAAAGCTTGCTATGATGAGACAGAAGGCTTTGGCATTTATCAATGCTCCTTCTATGGCTCAGTTTAGAGCCAGCACGGATCCAAGATTTACTAATGCTCCAACAGCTGTAGATCCGTTCCCTCCCCTAGAAGCACAATACATTGCAGAGGGTGGAAATTTATCTTTGAATCCAGCTTACACATTCAGCCTTCCTACCCAAGATTTGGGAGCTTCTTTTGCTGGTTATTTCACTCCTTATATTACTGTTAGGGAAAATAACAGAAACGCGAATGTTCCACCAGCTGCTTATGTCTCTAACAATTTCGTAAGAAAATTCGCAAACGGAGAACCCTACAACATCATAGCAGGTCAAAAAAGAGGTACGATTTCCGGAGGTAATATCGTCGGAGTTGAATATGATTTCACCAACGAAGATCGCGGATGGCTAGAACCCTTTGGATTGAATCCTATTATTAAGAAAAGAGGTTTTGGTGTAGTTATCTTTGGTAATCAAACTGCTTACCAGACTGTTAATTCCGCCTTTGGGTTGCTTCACGTCAGAGATTTATTGATTAGTCTGGAGAATGACGTGGAAGAAATACTATCAAACTATTTGTTCGATTTCAACGAGGATTCTATCCGTCTTGAAATCAAAACTCTGGTCGATACCTATTTAGATGGAGTGAGAGCAGGTGGAGGTATTTATGCCTATCAAGTAATTATGGACGCATCAAACAATCCTCCTTCTGTTATCGACATGAATATGGGTATTATTGATATCATCATAGAGCCTGCTCGAGGAATTCAGAAATTCATCAATAGAATCACGGTTACTAAAACTGGTGGTATTGCATCTGGTGGTTTCATCAACTTTGTATAACATATTTTGTGAATTTTAGAAGGTAAGATAAATAAAAAAAAGAAAAACAATTAATGGCCGGTTTACCACATTACCAAAATTCATTGTATTCGATCAATAAATACGAACCAGTTTATCTCAATCAATTTGAGGTAACGGTAATTCCCCCTGCAGCTGTTCTAGGGGGTCAAATTTTGTTACAACAGGTTATGAGTGTACAAGGAATGGACGTGGATAAAAACCCATCTTTTATTTTTCAGAAATACAAGTTTGCCAAAAGAAACTATGCGGGGGGTAAACCAGATAAAACCAGTTTGGATTTGAGCGTGAAATTTACGGTTAATTTGAATGACGATAATTCGATGTACACGTTTAAAACCCTAAGACAGTGGACCGATTTGATTTACAATCCACTCACGGGAGCTATGGGGATCAAAAGGGATTACACTGGAACGGTTATCATTTCTATTTTCAACAAAAACGGAGATGTTTTCAGGAGAATTACCTGCAAAGACTGTTTCCCTATGAAAGCTATTGATCCGATGGAGTTGGATTATGTGAATGGAACTACTTTGTATGAAATCACCATGACATGGGCGGTTGATTATTGGGATGATCTATTTACTTAAAAATTAAAAAAATAAATGGCAGGTTTACCACACTTCAATAATTCTCTAGCGGCTCGCAACAACTTCGAACCAGTTTTTCTTAACCAATTCGAAGTTCTGATTACACCTCCGGCAGGAGTGACATTAGGTAATGTGAGATTCAATGGGGAATCTATTATGACGCAGCAGGTCAAAAGCGTAACCGGATCTCTTGCAGTTGATATTCAACCTGCTGCCCCAGTAACTCAGTATTATAAATTTGCCGAAAGAAGATATGCAGGTGGTGAACCTTCAACTTCCGATGTTCAATTTTCGATTTCTTTTGAGGTGAACTTAAACGAGAATAATTCAATGACCATTTTTAAAATCTTGCGTCAATGGTCAGATCTGATTTACAATCCTCTGACTGGTGCTATGGGATTGAAAAAAGATTACACTGGACAAATTGTTGTTTCAATCTACAACAAACAAGGCGATGTTTTTCGCAGATTAACTTTAAACAACTGCTTTTTGATCGAACCTTTGACCACAATGGCATTAAGTTATGATTCTGGGGATGCTTTATACATTCTAGATACTACCTGGAAATCTGATTACTGGCAAGACCAATTCCTATAATTTTAGTTTTTTTTCTGTCACACATATATAAGGAGCACATTTATGTGTGACCTAATTTGAATTATATGGATCCAAAAAATTTATCACCAGAAAAAATTTTACAAGAAAAAGAAAAACTTGGCGGAATTTCTTTTGATGATGGCGTAGCCGATCTAAACCCAATCAATCCTTTAGAGGAAAGGGCAGAGAAAGAAGCCAATGCCTTATTCCAACAGGCACAAGAAAAAACCGAAGGCCCATCTCAGACGAGATTGGCTGAGCAAATAAAATCTGAGCCTATTCTCACCACAAGTCCAGAAAATTCCATCCCAAGGGATTTCGGACCTTCTGATTTGGGTTGGAAAAATTTACCTCCTTCACTTCTTCCCTCTGGCGGACTATTTTACCCGGAAGGAGTTCAGATCGCTATACGTCCTGCAGAGGTAAAGGAAATAAGACACTTTTCAACCATCGATGAAACAGATATGCTCGACATTGATGCCAAATTAAATTTGATTCTCGAAAGATGCTGTGTAATCAAGTTTCCACAATACGGAGTTGTGTCCTACAAAGAAATTAAACAGGAGGATCGCTTTTTTATCCTTATGACGATCAGAGATTTAACCTTTGTACGGGGAGAAAATATGATTGTTTTAAAACCTAAAACTAATTGTGTAACTGGGGATTGTCCGTTTCAAAATGGTGTTGAGCTAAGGACTGGGGTTTTATCCAAATATGCTATAGACGAGAAATTGATGTCCTATTATTCCAAATCGGATAGAAAGTTCGTTCTGAATATTTCAAAGTTATCTAGAACCATCAAATTAACAGTTCCTTCAATAGGTGTTGTAGATGCAATCTCTACTTATGTTCGAAATAGGATTAGAAAGGGGATGGATGTAGACGAAAGTTTCATCAAAATAGCACCGCATCTCTACGAAGATTGGAGAGGTTTAGATGAAAACCGATTGGCCGAACTTGAAGAGGCATCAAATTCTTGGTCCAAGGAGGAATTTTCTATTTTATTTCAAGTAGCAGACTTACTTAAGATAGGTACGAAGTTGGAGGTGAATTTACCTTGTTCTAAGTGCGGTGCTCAGGAGGTCACCGCCCCAATTTCCTTTCCCGGAGGGATCAGATCTCTTTTCGTTATTTCAGATATCTTTGGAGAACTACTTTGATTTGAAGTTTCGCCTTTGGAACGAACACAAATTAGATCCGGAATGGATAGAAAAAATTCCATATTACGAGTTCCAAATTTGGTTGGATAAAATTAACAAGTCTGTAGAAAAACAAAACAAAGAAAATATGGAGGATTCTGGCCAATCTGAGGTTTTTAATTTTTCGAAATGATTTCCATTTTGCAACAATTAGATATATAAATTAGTTTTATTATGGCACAGGACACAGCTAGCATTTTGAAGGAGCTATCTTCTCTTTCCAACAATTTAGATTCTTTAGCTCGGGAGCTCAAAGAACAAAATAAAATTTCTGCAGAAACCAACAAAAATACGAACCAACTTGTCAATGAATTAAAGCAGGAAAACAAATCTGGGTCACAAAATTCCACCGAAGAAAAGGAAGATCCAAAAAAGTTTGAAAAAATGGTTGGATCTTTCTCTAAAGAATTAGAAAAAACTTTAGGGAAGCAGGCAGAGAAAAATTCGAAGACAGCAAATTCTAATAAATCCGATGGCGTAGGTTCTAAATCTAACGTATCTGATTTATTGAAAGAAATGAAAGAATCCATCGCAAAAAATCAGACGAAGCCAGCAGAAGTGAAACCAAATATTCCAAATTTGGATTTGACTAAAATTTTAGGTTTGGGTAATTTAGGTTTGGATAAGTTAGGTTTGGATAAGTTAGGTTTGGGTAATTTAGGTTTGGATAAGTTAGGTTTGGATAAGTTAGGTTTGGGTAATTTAGGTTTGGATAAGTTAGGTTTGGATAAGTTAGGTTTGGATAAGTTAGGTTTGGATAAGTTACCCAAACTAAAAGACGGAGGACAAATTGAAAAGGATGGGATGGCTATTGTAGGCGAAGCAGGACCAGAAATTGTAAAGTTGAAAAAAGACCAGAAAGTTATCAATCAAGATGAACTTTATAAATCCGCTCTAGAAGAAATGGAGGAAGACAGAAAAAGACGAGCTAATCCAGAAAAACAGGATTTGTCTGTGGTTGCCCCTCAGCAAAGATTGGCAGACATAAAAAAAACAAAACAAAAAGAAATAAACACAGCAAAATCCCAAATAAATGAAGTTTCGTCTGAAAAAAATTCTAATTTTCTGCAGGATATTGTTACCCAAATGCCTACACTAGAAGGGTTCATAGAAAATAAATTTGGTGTTAAAGTCCCAAAAGCTGCTATTCAAAAAGAAAGAGAAGATCTTTTGAAATCCGATCTAGATTACTACACCAAATATCCAGAAGATCTTCAAGAGGACCTAGATTATTTTATAGAGTCCTATAATGAAGCACCCGAACCAACCGAAACCCAACCAATCTCTGTTTTATCATCTCTCACACAGAAAGAACAAGGGCAAAAAATACCTACACAGAAAGAACAAGGGCAAAAAATACCAGGGCTTACGGACGGAATGAAACCAGAAACAGATTCAAAAATTAAATCTAAAAAAGAAAATAAGAAAAATCAAGAATCTGTAATTTCCCCGACTAAGCCTAAACTTTTGGAATCATTAAAGGCCAAGGGAAAAGAATTTGGTTCAAAATTCAAGGAAAATTTGACTAAAGGAATCAAAGATTACCAACAATCTTTATCCCAAAAAACTCCAGAAAGTGGGGACCCAACGATGGATTATTTTTCCAAACAAGCGGGAAACTTAGTTGAAAAATTGGATTCATCCAAACTAAATAAAGAAACTCCAACTTTAAAAAAGTCAGACGAAAAAAGTCCATCCGCATCTTCACCCCAACAAGCTGAACCATCACCAAGCACATCAACCCCCGATAAAGTAGAAAACACACCCCCACAAGCTCCAACAAAAACAAATAAAACCCCTAAAGGAACAAAAGAAGGCGAAACTTTATCCTCTTCAGACATTAAAGAGATAAAAGGACTTTTGGCAGGAATTTATAAATCTTTATCGGGTCCTTTAAGGATAGCAAATGACACGCCATTCAGACCAAGTTCTAATATAATTTGAAAAATCAGGTTAAATTTTTATTTGTCAAAGAAGTTGGCTATATTTGAACTTTTCAAACCGAATTCCTTATGAGCACCAATAAATTTAAATTCAAAGAAATACCTGTGGATGAGTTTTTTCAGGATTTGGGCTCATATGAAGAATTTTCCTGGGTGGCAAAACCTAACCTGAGAAATGTTTTTATTTTTAGTGAAATTGAAAATTTAAAAGACGAAACCTTTTATAAACCAAAAGATATTAAAACTGATCCTGTATATTTGGCCATGGCTGAAATCTGGGCACAAAATTCACATTGCAGAAGAATGAAGGTAGGTAGTCTAATTGTAAAAGATAAATCAATTATATCCGATGGTTATAATGGATCTCCTACGGGATTTCCAAATGAGTGCGAAGATGAAAATTTTGTGACTTTGAGCTATGTGCTACATGCCGAAGCTAATGCAATCACCAAACTTGCCAAGAGCACACAAAGTTCAGAAGGATCAACTATGTATGTAACCGTTTCTCCTTGTTTTGAATGTTCTAAATTGATCATTCAATCGGGAATCAAAAAAGTAGTTTTCGGCAAGGTCTACAGAAAACCTGAGCCCCTGTCTTTCTTATTGGAGGCAGGTTTAGAAATTGTAAAATTGGGAAAAAAAATCTAGGGAACAAAAAAATGGCAAAGGAGAAAAACATTCAGGTATTAGCAGAAAATTTTATTCAAGGTAAAGACGATATGTCTTTTAAATTTTTATTTGAAAGGTTAAAACCGGGGGTCTTGAACCACTGTTTCACCATCCTCAACGACATGGAATTAGCAGAGGATGCTTTTTTAAATTCTATGTCCAAGGTCTGGCAAAAAATAGATCAATATGATGCGGAGAAGGGAAATTTTTCAACTTGGTGCTACAATATAGCCAAAAACGAATCTTTACTTTTACAAAAAAGTAGAAAAAGGCTCGTAACAAAAACCACAGAAGAAATCGAATTGGATTCAACCAAGATGGACTCAGACTCAGTGGTTTATTCGGTGGAAGAAGATCCTATCTGGAGTTTCCTATCAGGCGGATCTGATATTGATGAAGTTTATGAGCAGGTTGTAGATGAAATTAGAGATCTCCCGGAACTTTATAGGGATATCATGATTGATAGAGAGATCTATGGTATGAAGTACAAGGACATAGCTGACAAGTATGGAATTAAGAAAAGGTCCATCGCTACAAGAATAAGAAGGGCCAGAACAAAAATTCGTAAGAAAATCGAGACCTTGACGAAAAAAAATTCAAAAAAATGATTGACTTTTTAGGTAGAATCATAGTTACCCTTCGATTATGGGATGTTCTCAAGGACCTGAAATTATATTCAGATTATCTCACGATTATTAAAAAAGAGTCATTGAGTTCTCCTCAGTGGAGCAAACTAAGATTGAGAAAAGATTGGTTTGGTAGAATTTACACGGTGGTAAATCTTCCGCCAGAGGTAACACAATCCAGAGATTTCCCCGACGATGCCAGGCCAGCTTTTGTTTTCGAAGAAATCAGACCTATCAACGAATACCTAACCCGCCTTAATTTGCACGAAATAATTGCTCCTTGGTTGCAGCCTATCAAAGAAACTGGCGGTGATTCATTTTTGGTTATTTATTATTTTGTATATAGGGAATTGAGTTGGATTTGGTTGCTAAGATTCTGTTTAGAAATGGTAGCTCTTGGTTATGTGATTAGGAATTGGGAACAGATCATGCAATTTGTAAATTCATTCATATCGTGGTAAATTGGGAAGAAGTATTAAATGAATATCAAAAAAAATTGGATTTTTTCAAAGATCCATATTTTATTTTTGAAGAAAACAGCCACTCCTATTCTTACCGAGGGATAACATACGATTCAGTAACAACTTTTCTAAGGAGATTCAAAATTCCCTTCGATCGTGATTATTGGATCAAAAGAAAAGCTTCAGAAGCAGGTGTTGATCCTTCTGTAATAGAAAATGATTGGACACAAAAAGCAGTTACTGCAGCTTCACTTGGAACCCGTGTTCACAAATGGATCGAAGATTTTTGGTCTGGCGATAATCCAGAAATGCCTGAGAAAGAAGAGGATATCCGGAGAGTTCAGTCTTTTCTGAATTTATACGAATCAAGATTGAAAAAATTGAAGCCTTTGAAATCAGAGCTAAAAATTTTTTCTAAAAAATGGAAATTGGCTGGAACTATCGACCAACCTTTTTTAATGTGGGACGAGAAACAAAACAAGCTTTTGTTTCTTATCGGTGACTGGAAAACCAACAAAGAGTTCAAGGATGACCACCACCCTAAAGGAAGATACAAAAAACTTCTTCATCCATTTGTTGATTTATACGAAAATTCACACAACGAGTATTCGATTCAAATTAGCTTGTACCGTTTGATTTTAGAGGAAGAACTGGGGATAGAAACTCATGGAGGTTTTTTAGTTCACATTGGACCGGAATCCGATGCCAAAATTTACCCAGTAAAAGATCTGAGGGAAAGGCTAAAAATTTATTTACAACAAAATCGGGAAGATTTCGATGTTTTTAAGGTCTAATTGTTGAAACAAATTTAGAATCTCATGTAAGATCAATAAAAAATTTTATCATGGGAAAAAAGATTTCAACAAAAAATTCGGAAGTTGTCACTCAGGTTCTTCCAGTTAATTCAAACGATTTTGAAGGATTAGATGTTCCATTCCAATTGGATCAAAAAAGAATACAAGAATGTGAAAAAAGATTACAGGAAGCAAAAGAAAAATTTTCCAGTAAATTGTATGCAATCAAATTCGAAAAATCGGAACACATTCAGATTTTCTATAATTACATGTTGGAAGAAGCCGAATGGAAAGAAAGAGAAGCGGTTGGAATTATCGAAATTAATAAATTGATTACAAAATTTAAGAAGGAAAAGATAAAAGAAAATACCTTATTCATTGAGGCAACCCCTTTGGATGCTATTTATTATTTCCTATCTAAAAAAACAGGAAAAGGTTTGAAAGATGCCGAAAATTTTGTTTCTGTTCTTAGACCCTTCGGAATTGGATTAGAAATTTCTAAACAGGATGCACAAATTATTGCTAACTTAGAAAAAGAATTAGCCGCTGCACAGCAAGGTATAGATATAGTCTAGAAAAATCTAGGATTGTGATTTCATCCAGTAAAAGATTTTAGTTTTTAAAGATATATACTTGAAGAAAAATTGAAATTATGGAAAGGATAAAAGTTTTTTTCTCTAAACACGGGTTTTTGGTTTTTGTGATGATGTTTTTTCTCATGTTCATTCATAATTGTTCAAAGAACAGTGAAATAAGAAAATTAAACAAAGAAAAAACGAATTGTACCGGCCAGCGGGACAGTTTAAGTAATTTGGTCATTTCTCGGGAAAATCTTGAAAAAATTAAGATTGAATCAAAATTAGAATTATATAATTATCTAAATGATGAAATTTCTAAAAAGGATAGAAGTCAGCAAATGATGCAATTTCAAAAAGAACATATATTGCCGGGAAAAAAGGATTTGGAAACCAAAATAAAATTGTTGAAACATGAACAGTAAAAAGTTGCATTGGTTTATTATTTCAACCTTTGTTTCTCTTTATGTTGTGGTTAGTGTGATCTCAACCATCCACGTAATTGAGTTTTTTAAGTTGTCTAATCCAGAATGGTTGGCAATTTTTTTGGCTATCGCCTTTGAGATAGGAGCAGCAGCTTCTTTGGCTTCAATTATAACTTTGGAAAAGATGAACAAAAATTTGATTTGGCTCTTATTTTTTGTTTTGACTTTCATGCAATCAATGGGAAACACCTATTATGCATTTGTTAATTTGGAAAATTTCGAATCATGGAGTCAACTTTTTGGATTAGAAGGGGAAGAGTTAATTTTTCAAAAAAGAGTTCTAAGTCTAATTTCTGGAGCTATTTTACCCTTGGTCGCTCTCGGATTTATAAAATCCCTTGTTGATTATCTTAAACCGACCGAAAAAATTGAAGAAGATCAAAAATTCGAACAACCTGAGACCAAAACTTTTCAGAATATTTCATTTACTCACGATTACTCTAATCAAGATGAAGTGATTATTGATGGTGGAGGAATTCTTGTTAAATCTGTTGATGATAAAGTAAATCCGGAAAATGAACACTTTAACCCTGATGAAATACAAAATCTATCCTCTGAAGAAAATTCTAACCAAGAAATTTTGGAATTAGAAAAATCCGAAACAGAACAAGAAAAAAATTTAGAAAGCAATATTGATTTTTCAAACCAGCAAATTCTTTATACAAATTCCAATAGACCAAAAATAAGTGATCCTCCAAAGAAACCTTGGGTCGATCCGACCACATTATAAAAATGTCCAATGGGAATAATTCAATAACCGGCGGGGATCTTGATATTTATGGAGGAAGTTCTCCTGCGATAACGGGTGGAACATATTTTGGTGAAGGGTCTTCACAGATAGGATTGGACCCAGGACCATCGGCTAATTTCGATACTAGGTACACTTTGATTGCTTTAAATCCTGGTGGTTTAGAAAGAGTTAATTTGACTTTTTCGAATTTCAATGACCCTAAAAAAATCAGGTTCTATAATACATCTATGAATGTTGCGTGGCAAGACGTTACAGAACAAAAGTTGGATCTGGTTGATTTTTTCTATCCGGTGAGAGATTTCTCTGGGTATCAACAGCAGACTTTTGTTATAGCTCCTTATACATCGGTTAATCTAGATCAGGGTGACTTTGACACAACCTTGGGTGAAATTGGTTTATTTATGGCAAGAGCACAATTTTATGCAGATGCTACACCAGATCAAAGAATGCTTTACTGGGAATACAAAGGTTCAAGATTCATTATGGCTGATTTTATGATGTTGACCGGGCAGGTAAAAAATGGTAGAATTTGGAAGGGGTGGCAAACAAGCAATGATGTTAGTTCAGAGATAGGATACACCGGAGCTGCAACCGGGGGGTTTGTATTTTCAAATCCAACCGAGTATAATGTAAAATTAACGGTTCTAACCGCAAGTTAAAATGGCTACCAGACCTATACTCTGCCCTCCAATTCCTCCCAATGGTTGGATTTTCTTCAAAAACCAATTCGTGTTGGAGGAAGATTTCAACTATACAACTTTTTTTAATTTCAAAGATTTATTCTTTGATGTTGAGGATTACTCAAGATTGATGATCACACTCAAAAGAACTAAATCAATAAAACTAAGTCAAACCGATATTGGAACTGAAGGATTTGTGAGATGGATAGCAGTCAAAGTTCAATATCCAGCTCCTAAAAATCCAATATTATTCGCTTCACAAACTCCAATTATTCCCGGCGTTCCAACCCCTACTAACGGTACACCTCAAATTCAAAAATACATTCATTGGAGCTATCAAGGAAAAAATTACAACCTAGGAGAACTTATGGTGTTGAGCGGAAACCCCCTCGGATCTACCGATTCCGATGTAACTGGATGGAATTTGAGCGAATATGATTTACTTTATTCTGGTGGGGGAATCACTTTTACTAATCCCCACCCCGACTTTGATGTTAAGCTACAAGTTCTTGTTGCTAAATAAAAAAATTCGGAAAACGAAATTTCTGAATGATATATAGAACGTAAAAAAATTCAAAACAAAATGGATTTACTGAATAAACTCAAAACACTAAGAAATACAACAACCTCTCCTGAGGTAAAAGCTATCTGCGAATCAAACATTCAAAAGATAGAAAGGGGGGATTCTAATATCAACACCGATCTGATTATGGAATCTATTCAAAATATTGAAACTGTGAATACACCAGCACAAGATCCCTTTCAGTTGATAAGAGAACAAGAATTGGCTAGATCGAGAAACTCAGCTAGTAGAATCATGGAATCTTGGGGTGGTGTTGGAAACGGATTATCCAAAAACTCAGGAAGCTATGTTGAAAGCGAAAAGTCGCAAACGTCTAAAGTAGACTATTCTAGTTTGAACGAAAATTTAGCCGCTCTTTCTTCACACGACAAAGGGGTAGAAGCTTTCATGAAATCCGAAGAAGTACACAATCTAGGTGTTTTAGAAGGTATTAATATTATTCGTAATTCTGGCATTTTCGAGCATCCTTCTATCAAAATTATTTGCGAAAAATATTATCATTTGCTCAAAACCAAAAACATGCCAGAATTTCTTGTTGCAGAAGGATTTCTACAAGAAATGAAGAATTTCGATTGGGATGAAAGAGTTCAGGAAATTACCGAATCTATAGAAGACCTTTTAAATGATCTTAGACCCGAAATTGAAGTTTCAAAAGCATTGTATGCAATTTCTAGCAATGCCGGATCCGACTTTTACTCGCCAGTAACTGAATCCTTGAACAATTGGTTGGTTTCCGAAAATAAATCAATTTCTCTTTTGTCGAAGGAAATTTCAAGATGGCAATTTAATCCAATCGTGAGAAATTTATTGAATAATCTTTCTCTGATGGAGAGCGATTCGTCCAAATTAAATATTCCAATTCATTCTGGTAATTCTTCGGTGAGAAGAGTTTTCTCACCTGTTCTCGTTGAAGGAGGTAAAACAATATTTACTATAGGGTCAAATGTTTTCGAAGGATCTAATCAAGGATTGAAGAGGTTGAATCGTGGCCAAGTTGCTGTTTTGCCTAAAAATTATCTTTCTATTTTGGAATCTTTTTATGCTCCTTATGTGAAAGCTGATGAGCATGGTTTAAATGTTTTTGTAGGTAAAAATAAATTCTCATTGGTCGAAGAAGGGGAAGGCGTATCGGTTCTTTTCAATGGAAAATCGATGAGATTTCAAGATAAAATCAATCTTTCAAAAGCAATCGGATTAGAAATTTCTGGATCACTGGGAATGAATGAAAATAAAATTGTTTATGACATTCTGAATTTGTATGAAAACTTCTTTTCTATCGTAGAACTTGATTTTGCAAAGAGAATCGAATCTAAAGTTTACGAAGGTGCTTCTGTTAATTTGATCAAGTGGGAAAACAAAATTTTCCTAAATCGAATCAACGAGTCAATGTCAGATAATTCCGTATTCGAAGTTAACGGAACACAGGCAACTAATATGGTTAAGGAATTCCTAAAGTATGACATTTCAGAAGGTTTAACAGAATTCTTAGAGGGAGAATCTAGAATCAAATCTATTATGATTAATGATAGAAAAAAACTGATGGAAAATATCACAGTTTTAGAAGGACAGCTTCGAAAAGTTGAATCTCAAATGGGTTTAAATCCTTTGTTTGCTAATTCGGACGAACTTCAAAGAGCACAAAATTTGTTAGAAAAAGAACTTTCTTCGTTGCGCAAAAAATGGTCTGCTGTTAACAGCGAACTGGATAAAATTGAAAACCAAGCTCTTGCTTTCGAGGAAGTTTTCGAGGATGATAAATTCAATGTGGGAGAATATGTTAAAGTTTTAGAGAACGGTAATACGGGAAAAATTATTTCTATTGACAGCACCTCTGGGTCCTACACTGTTTTGATGGATAACGGCAGAACCGGGGATTTTAAAATCGATGAGATTGAAAATTTAGATGATGCTTTATCCAGAGCAGGGGATGAGAACGAAGCAGATTCAGAATCACAAGAGGAATTAAAAGAAGCTTCGCAGCAAATGGCAATTGCCCCTGGAAAATCTTCGAAAGAAAAGAAAGATTCAACACCAGCAAACACGATGAGAAAAAATACCGAAACTGCTCCCAAGGGAAAGGATAACGATAAGTCTGGTCAAAAAGATTTCGAAAATTTGAAGGATGCTAATTTAGAAGAAGCTCCAGAAGGAAATGAAAAACACACCAAATATAAGGCAAATAAAGGTGCAGGTTATAATTTGTCCGAAGATACAACATTTAGCAAATCTGATGTTAAACTCATGAGATTGGCAGAAACCCCCGGATCCGAAGAAGGAGATGCAGATTATGATGTAAAAGGAATTAGATACAAAGCAAAAAATCCACAAGTCATGAAGACAGATCCGAATTTTGCTTCTGCCCCCGGAAATGAAAAGGGAAAACAACCCCATTACAAAGTAGACGATGAAATGGGTTACAATGTTGATGAAAAAACTGGACTAGGAAAAATAAATCAAAATTTTGCTGTTGCCCCGGGTAAGGCTGAGGGAGATGCCGGGTATGGAGTAAAAACCATCAAAGGTAAATCACACAGTCCGCAGGTACAAAAAACAGATCCTAATTTTTCGGTTGCACCCTCTAAAGGAGCAGACGGTAAACTTGATTATAAGTCAAACAGTGAAATGGGTTACAATATCGACGAAAGCGAAGAGTCAAAAAAAAACTAAAAAAAATCCTTAGCAGGGTTTGGGCTTTTGCACCATCTGATCCGGATCAGGATAAAAAACCAAAACCTTTTGTAGATGACTACAAAAAAGGAATGAGTTTTGCTCCGACTGGAAAATCTGAAGACAACAAACTTTCTGATGATTCACCAGAGGAAAATAAGTTTTAAATGAAACTAACCCCGAGGTTAAAACTAAGATTCTAAGTTAGCAATTTTTTAACATTTAATGACGAAAGTTTACGTTACCAACTCCAGTTTAATGGATGCTATTTTAGAATCTAAAAAAAATGGACAGCTGACTGTAGAGGCCATTGAAATGTTCAATTTAATGATTGCTGGAATTTCCAAGAAAATGGCTTACAAAGATCCAGACGACAAAGCTGATTGTATGGCTTTTGCCATGGAGGATCTTTGTAAATATTGGAACAGATTCGACCCTACTAAATCAAATAATCCATTTGCATATTATACACAAATAGCTAAAAACGGATTTGCAAAGGGCTGGAAAAAAATACATCCCCCAAAATCACCCAAAACCATTCCATTTTCTTATATTACAGGAGAAGACAATTCCTATAATATTTAAATGACTGACATCAAGAAAATAAAACCCAACGGTGACTACAAATCTGGTTTGTATGTACCCGTTAATCCAGAAAAATATGTTGGGGATATTCACAACATTATTTGTAGATCAAGCTGGGAATTCAGATTTTGCAAATATTGTGACAACAACGAAAAAATTTTAAAATGGAGTTCTGAACCAGCGGCAATTCCTTATTACAATCCACTAGATAAAAAAGATCACAATTACAACGTTGATTTTTACTTGAAAGTTCTTCAAGATGATGGAAATGAGCAGGAATGGTTGGTCGAGGTGAAGCCAGAAAAACAACACCAAAAGCCAATATACGAAGGAACATACACAGTAGAAAAATTAAAATCTTACAATCACAAAATGCAAATTTGGATTACAAATCAAGCAAAATTCAAAGCTGCAAAACACTGGGCAGAAAGCAGGGGTATGAAATTCGGAGTTGTCAACGAGAAATTCCTATTTCAAAGCAAATGATAGACTTTCCTGAACAGGCTAAAAAATTGAGAAGTCAATTTTCCTCTTTATCTGAACTTAATTCCTCCGTAAACCAAGAATTCTCGGAGAAGTATGGTCCCGACTCGAAAAATACCGGTGAAAAATTCACAGCCTTCAAAAGTGGAAAAATTTATTTTGGATTGCATACCACAAAATCAAAAACAGGAGAAAAAAATTCTTTTGTGAATAGATACCCTTGTTTTCTTTTTTTATCCGAAGAAAGAATTGGAAATAGGATAATTTGTAAAGTTATGGATTTAACAATTATCCCACCCGATAATCTCGCAGAAATTTTAACACGTTTGACCACGACTTTTTCGGAAATACTTGAAGAAAATGTGAGAAACATTTCCGAATCTCAGATGCCATTGAATCTAAAAGGGGAAAATTTACAAAAAATATTTAAAGGAACTGGATATGAATTCGCAATTTTTGGATTCGAAAAGGAAAATTTGCGAGGAATGAAAATAGTAGATTATTCAGATTGGGTAAAAATTCCATATTTTAGCCAAGCAACTTTAGAGGGTCTCTCTTTGGATCAGATATATAAAGAATATAAATCGAAAATAAAAATTTGATTTTGTCTATAAAACCAAATTTCTGACTTCATGGCAGGATTTAATGAGAACCCAAACACCAACCCTGTATTCCAAAGAATTAGGGACTCGATCAAAAATCTGAGCAATTTCGGATTGAGATATGGAGACATGGTGGTCAAAAATTCACAGGCAATTGGTACCACAGAAGCAGAATTTTTAAAGAAAGGTCCGATTGAAGATGAAACTACACTTTTCTCTTTAGGTAGACAAGATACGACTACCAGACAGTATATTTCATATTTTGATAAAGACTATGCAGGAAAAAGAGATTATCTAAGAAAATTTTCTTTAAATCCTGAGATTGAATACATTTTGGATACGGTCTGCGACGAGGCAATTTCCTATGATGGATTTAATTTTTTCGCATATCCAGCCTTCTTAAACATTATTGGAATTAAAAAAGATGTTTCAGATAAAATTGATTCGACGTACAAAAAATTGTACGACATGTTTGGTTTCAATGACGATATTTCTGCATGGCAATATTTCAGACAACTCCTTGTTGATGGTTTCGTTGCTTTCGAAATCGTATACGATGACAAGGGGAAAAATATTATTGGTTTCAAAGAACTAGACGCAACCACCCTTATGCCTTCCGTAGAAAAGCAAAAAGATGGAACCTTTTTAAATGTTTGGTATCAATATCCTAAGGACGAAAGAAAAAGGAGAATGCTTTACGATTCCCAAATCATTTATCTTTCTTATGCCAAAGGCAATACTGTTTCAAGAGTAAGTTATTCAGAAAGATTGATTCGTCCGTACAATGTTCTCAGGATCATTGAATACACCCGTGTTATTTGGTCTGTGATGAATGCATCATTCCGTCTAAAAATGACAGTCCCAGTGGGGTCCAGATCGCAACAAAAGGCTATGCAAACCCTTGGCGAGTTGATGTCCATATACAAAGAAGATATTCAATTCAACGATGAAAGTGGGGAACTTTCGGTAAATGGTCAGCCAAAAATTCAATTTTACAAAAATTATCTTATGCCTAAGGGAGCTTTAGGTACTCCAAATATTGAACCCCTTAACACCGCCGGACCAAATTTGAATGATCCAGCTCCTTTGGCTTATTTTTTCGACAAGTTGGTTCAAGAATCTAAAATTCCATTTTCTAGATTCCAAGGACCAGATGGTGGATCGATTGGTAAATATGCCAATGCAGCCGAAGGATTGGATAAAGAGGAAATTAGATTCGCAAAGTTTATCATGAGATTAAGATCCGTTTTCCAGGACATTCTTATAAAACCTTTGTGGATTCAATTGTGTAGAGATTTTCCGCAATTGGAGAAAGATTATATGTTCAGAAGTCAACTTGGATTAACTTTTGTTTCGGATAATCCATTCAGAGTGAATCAGGAAATAGAAACGATGAACAAAAGGAAAGAATCCATAGATGCCATGTATGGATTGGTGGACGGAGAAGGACAGCCTTTCTTTTCTTTGGGTTATCTAATTGAAAATTTTCTAGGAATGACTGAGGATGATATCAAAGCCAATGAAGAAGCTAAAGAGAAGACCAAGAATAAAAAATCAAAAGAAACTCCAGAAGGTGGAGAAGGCGCTGAAGGTGGTGATTCAGAAGCAGGAACTGAACCAGAAGGATCCCCGCCAGAAACAGAAACACCGGCATAATTATGGCAGGATTTAACGATGATAACAGTCAACAGCGTTCCTTTTTAGGAAATCTGTACCGAAACCTATCTAAAATTGGAAGGTTTGGTATGCAGTACGAGGATATGGTTATCCGGAATTCTCAGGCTATAGGGGCAACCGAATCTACCTTTTTCAACAATGAAGGAACTGGATTTACCGAGAATGACGCTTTCTTCTGGACTTTAGGTTATCAAGATACTAGAGTAAGAAAATACATAGCCTATTTCGACAAGGATTATCTCGGGAAAAGAGAATTCTTAAGAAAATTTGCTTTAAACGGAGAAATTGATTTCATTCTGGATACTTTATCAGACGATGCTATCAACTACGACGACAAAAATTTCTTCGGGTATCCATCTTTATTAAATGTTGATTTAAAACCCGAAGTCCGTTCTAAGGTAGAAGAAAATTTCAGAACTTTGTACATGCTGTTTGGTTTTCAACAAAGTACTCTTGCCTGGCAGTATTTTCGTCAATTTCTAATTGATGGTTTTTTGGCTTTTGAAATTGTGTACTCGACAGATGGAAAAAAAATTGTTGGTTTCAAAGAATTAGATGCCACCTCTCTTCAACCTGCAACTGAACAACAGCCCAACAAAGAATTTCAACAAATCTGGATTCAATATCCGGGTGATCCTAGAATGACCAGAAAATTAAAGGCAGAGCAGGTCATTTATCTTTCCTATGCCAAGGGTAATTCCGTTTCCAGAGTCAGCTACACTGAAAGGCTGATCAGATCTTATAACATTCTGAGAATCATGGAAAATACTCGGGTAATTTGGAATGTCATGAACGCTTCGTATCGTTTGAAATTCGTTATTCCTGTTGGAACACAATCCGGACAAAAAGCTATGCAAACCCTGGGACAGCTGATGTCTCAGTATAAAGAAGAAATTCAAATTAATGATACTTCCGGGGAATTGACTGTCAATGGTGCCCCCAGAGTACAGTTTTACAAAAATTATCTCTTTCCGGAAAAAGACGGGGAATCGCCAGACATTAACACTTTAAATCCAAATGGTCCCGATTTTAACGTGATGGAAAATGTTGTTTATTTTTACAACAAGCTAAAATTAGACTCCAAAATTCCATATGCTAGGTTTGCTGGGAGAAGTGGTCCTGCCACCTATCAAATATCAATCGACCAGTTAGAAAGAGACGAAATTAGATACGAAAAATTTGTTACCCGTTTGAGATCTATTTTCCAAGAACTTTTGGTTAAACCTCTTTATATCCAAACTTGTTTGGATTTTCCTGCCTTGTCTGAAGACAGATCATTTAAAGTAAATTTGGGTTTGAACTTCGTTAAAGAAAATGTTTTCGAACAACTAATTGTTTTATCTAACTACACGAAAAGAACGACATTTATCACCGCATTGGGAGATATGAAACAAAAAATCGGAGAAGAGGAAGTTCCATATTTCGATAAGGAGTGGTTAATAAAAAGATGGCTTGGTTTGAGTATGGACGAATATAGAGAGAACGAAAAATTCAAAAAAGACGAAAAGAAACAAGCGGACAAGGCCAAAAAGGATAAAGGGGAAGGTGGGGAATCAGCAGATGCACCAGATTTCACTCTTTAAATTTCAATAAATGAATTTCAAAGAATTATTTTCAACACAAAAAATTCTTGTTGTGGGTGATTCCATTTTGGATCACTATGTGTATGGAAAAGTTCACAGGGTATCTCCAGAAGCACCAGTTCCGGTTGTTCTTAAGAACAAAGAAGAATTTTTCCTGGGCGGGGCGGCAAATGTAGCACAGAACATCACGACATTCGGAGCCAATTGTACCCTGTTATCTTTGGTTGGTGATGATGAAGATGGAAAAATTTTGTTTGAAAAATGTATCGAGAAAAAAATCAATCCTATTTTTATCGAAGAAGAATCCAGACCAACAACAAAAAAAACCAGAGTAATAGGGAACAAACATCAAATCGTTAGAATTGATGTTGAAACAACTTGTGATTTATTAGAAAACTCAACTTCAAAAATTATTGAAATTTTCGACGAACAGATTCAATTTCACGATGGAGTTATTTTTCAAGATTATGGGAAAGGATTACTAACGAATTATGTTTTAGCGTCTCTAATTGAAATAGCGAAAAAATACTCGAAAAAGATTTTGGTAGATCCTAAAGTGGCAGATCTTGGGCGATATCAAGGAATCGATCTGATCAAGCCAAATCTGAGTGAATTTAAGGCTATGGTGAATATCAAATCTGAAGAAGATTTAGAAATTGACCAGATTGTAAATTATGCCCAATTGGTGATGGAAGAATTCGACTACCAATATTTCCTAATTACTTTATCAGAAAATGGCATGTTATTGGTTGGAAGACATTTTTCTCATCATATCCCTGGAATTAGTGTGGATGTTGCCGATGTCTCTGGGGCAGGGGATACCGTTTCTGCCGTATTTGGATTGGGATTCTTTTCTGGGGAGAACGGGGTTACATCCAATGATGATTTAATTGGTGTGGCAAAACTCGCTAATTTGGCAGGATCTTTAGTGTGTAGGCACCCGGGAGCGGTTTCTGTTGATGCTGAAGAATTATTCGAAAAAAACCCAATTTTTTACTGATTTAATTTTTTTTTTGCGAGGTTTAGTTCTACATTTACATCATGATAAACGAACTAAAAATCCTATCGGCACTCGAATCGTTAACAGGTAACGGGTCCCAAAAAGAGAAGCAAAGACTGCTCTCAGAAAATCTCACCGAAGTGATGTCCTACCTTCTGGACGTGTGCTTCAATCCTTTTGTAACGACCAAGTTACATAAGTTGGACCTACAACCAACCCCCACCGGGGAGTTTCCTGGATTCGAAATCTTCAAGTCCGTTATGGAATCCCTGAAATCAGCTCCGGCTGCCAACGATAACCTTAGGGGTCAGGCCACAGCACTCATCAATTCTCGTCTTTCTGAGGATTCAATCGAAGACAGACAACTTCGGGATATTCTAATGAAAATTTTCACGAAGAGAATGAATTCGGGGATTGGTGCCAAGCTCATTAACAAGGCCTTGGGCAAGGAATTAATTCCGGACCCCTCTTTAATGTTGGCCACCGACGATCAAAAAGAAGTTTTGGGTTGGGATAAGATCTACTGTGAGGAGAAATACGACGGTGTTAGGGTAATTGCTGTAGGAGACAAAGAAAAAGGTTTTCAATTTTACACCAGGGCCTTTAACGAGCTGGACAAAACCAGACTTTCCTCTATAGAGCGAGACCTAGTTCAGATTCTCCACAATTCCAACATTGTAGAAGAAGTATTTTTTGACGGTGAACTAACAGATCTCAACCGAAAGTCTGTTTCTGGAAAGGTAACCCAAATTCTGAAGGGTACAGCTCCTAAGGGAATCGACAAGGAATTTATGTTCAATGTTTTCGATTTGGAAAAGTCTTCGGTTCTGAAGGTTGGACACGGAACCACTCCATTCATTGAAAGAAGAAAAGAACTAGAGGTTTTGACCTCGTTCTTGCCTTCAAACTCCCAAGTTAAACTAGCCCGCCAATGGGTGGTAGATTCCATGGAAGAAACCCAAAAGATTTATGGACTAATTATTTCTCTGGGAGGAGAGGGGGTAATTCTCAAACCAGGGCACCACGTGTACGAGTGTAAACGCAGTAAAAGTTGGGTCAAATTGAAGCAGGTTCAAGATTGTGATTTGGAAATCACTGGATGGTATCCAGGCGAGGGTAAGAGAGAAGGATTCATAGGGGGTTTCATTTGTACTGATGCCTCTAGAACTTTGGAAGTGAAGATAGGATCTGGATTTACAGATGCCGATCTGAAAACTCTTAGTGCCAATCCTGATCAGTGGATTGGTCAGGTAGCTGCCGTTCAATTTAACGAGCCTATCACTGACAAATTCGGAAATAGAAGCCTATTTCTTCCCCGCTTCATTGAGGTTAGGTCGGACAAAAATCAGGCAGACGACATGACCTCTTTTTTCAAGTAAGGGGAAACCTTTATTTGAATTTTCATAAAATTTGAAAGAGGAATTATGGTTAATCAATTGTTGACTGAAAAGCTTAGGCCCCGGGATCTAAAACATATGATTTTGCCGGATCGTATACGGAATCTCTTTGACGGCAAGCCATTGGCACAGAATGTTTTGTTGGCAGGATCACCCGGTTGTGGCAAAACAACCCTAGCAAAAATTTTAGCCACTGGTTCTCCCCACCTGTTTATCAATGTTTCAGATGAAAGCTCGGTTGATGTTATTCGAACAAAGATTAACGATTTCTGTTCAACATTAAGCATTATGGATGGTAAATCTGCCTTGAAGGTGGTAATATTAGACGAGTTTGACGGTGCTTCGGATCAATTTTACAAGGCTTTAAGGGGAACAATTGAGAAATTCGCTAGAAATGCCAGATTTGTAGCAACGTGTAATTGGATTGCCAAGGTGCCAGAGGCAATTCAGTCCAGATTTGAAGTTATCAATTTCGACCCAGTAAATTACGAAGAAGAACAGGAATTGAAGGAAGAATGGAGAAGAAGGATCACTTTGATTTTGGGAAAACTTTCCATCTCAATAGATTCTGAAGCTTTGGATGTTTTCGAAAGGGATTTTTTTCCAGATTTAAGATCTGCTTTGAACAAAATCCAAGCATGGTCAATTGAGGGAATTCAAAATGTAGACGCCAAAAAAGTTAAAGATTCCTCTTATTCCCACGAGGATCTTTACCTTTTAATCTGTGACGGAAAAAATCCCGTTGAAAATTATCAGTTTGTCGTGTCACAATATGCCGGTAAAGTTGACAGCGTGATGTTGGCTATGGGTGATGAATTTGTAAGTTGGATCCAGCACAACCGACCAGAACTCGCCAAAATAATTCCCGGAATAATCGTGATGGTTGCCGAACACCAGGCACAGAGAATGTTGGTCATAGATCCCATAGTTTCTTTGCTCGCCCTCGTATTTAAAATTCAAAAACAAATTCAAGCCTAATGGATCTTTTGCCTAATGAAATAAAAAAGAACACCTTTATCTACCGACTTGTTAAGAGGGGAGAAAGGGCTATGATGTATGAACAATTTTGTACGGATGCCGAAAGGGTAATCGCCTGGGAAGTGTTCAAAAGAAAAATTGACCCACCAAAAGAGGTTTTCGGGGTTAAATTAGGAGAAAGAGAAATCTTTCCTGGAAATGAGGATTTTGGTAAATGGGCATGGGCTCCTTCCAGTCAGGAAAAGGCAGAATTTATTTTCAACCAATTAGAACAAGGTTTAAATCACAGGGGTTACGAAGATGGAGAATAGAAATCCAGATCCAAAAATCCATATAGATTTCAACCCCAACCGATCTGATGGGTGGCTGTATGCCAGTAGTTTGTTTTACTCCAAAAAAATAAAAAGAATAATCCTGTGTGGTAAGGGTGGAGCGGGAAAGGATCACCTCCGTCAACTTTTAGAAGAAAAAGGTTTCAAGTACTGTGTGTCTCACACAACACGACCTCGTCGAACCAAAGAACAGGAAGGCAAAGACTACTTCTTCGTTAAAAATTTGGAAGATTTTGAAATTCTCAAAGGAATGTTCGAAAGGAAAGAATTTTACGAGGTGAATCTTTTCGCCGGATGGATTTATGGTACTTCTATTCAGGAATTCAATTCGAGCGATTTAATGATTCTAACACCTTCTGGTATTGCTAACCTTAAACCGGACGACAGAGAAGAGTCTTTCATTATTTTCTTAGATATAGACCCAAAAACTAGAAAATCCAGATTGTCTTTAAGAAAAGATGCGGATTCTGTGGACAGAAGACTTCGAACAGACGAGGAAGATTTTTCTAATTTCACTGATTTTGATTTCAAAATAACCGATCCCAATTTTGTTGTGGGTTCAGAAATTTGGTTTGATTTAAAGTATTACCATGATTAACATTCTCATCGACGGAAATTATATTTTCCACAAAACTTTTGGAATCTTCGGAGGTTATGGATCAAAAGATCCAGGAGAAGTGCTAAAAACTAAAAATGAGCAGGCCATGTTTATTCGGAAGATAGCCACTGATCTTTGTGCCGCCCTTAGGGAGCTTCCTACCGGAGGAAGATTAATTTTCACGGCTGACTCAAGAAGCTGGAGAAAGGACGTGGTTATTGAAGGCGGAGGTTACAAGTCTAACCGTATTAAAGACGAATCTGTAGACTGGTCAATTTTTTTTAATTTACTTGACTCTTTTGGAAAACAACTTGAAAAAATGGGATTCGTGCACTCTCGGGCTGACGGGGCCGAGGGAGATGATTTGTTGTATTTTTGGGCAGACTATTTCACAGCCAAATCCCAAGATTGTATCATCGTTTCCGGCGACAAAGATCTACATCAGCTTTCAAGATGGAAGGGAGACAATTGGACTTTAGTTTGGTCAAATAATTCCAAAAACAATGTTGTTTCATGTCCAGTTGGATGGAAAGAAAGGTGGCTAGACCACCAACCACAAGTTTCAATTTTTGATATGCCGGATTTGAATCAAACCGACAAAGAAAAATTAAAAAAATGGATACAAAATCTAACCGTAAATGAAATCAAACCAGAAAGTTTCATTTTCACAAAAATGCTGATTGGAGACGAAGGGGATGCTGTTCCGGGGGTCTGGAACTTTGAGGCAACCCCTGGTAAGATGTCAAGAATGACTCCAAAAAAGGCAGAACAACTTTTGGAATCACTTCAGCAATCTAAATGGTCAGGAAGTTCTTTTGGTGATTTACTACAGGACACAGAATTTCTTGATTGGGCCGGAGGTTACATTTTGAGATTAATGAAAGACATAGATTCCAAAGAAAATAGGCAGAAGGCATCCGAAAATTTAAAAAGAAATTATCAACTGATGTGGTTGGATAAAATGGTTATGCCCTCTTGGGTAATTACGAATTCTGTGGCAGAAATTAGAAGAGGAATTAATCTTGAAAGAAGGTCAATCACCCTCGATAGAATTAAAATTTTAGAGGGTACAGAGTGGGTAACATCTACTGCTGTACCTAAGATGTACAATCCTTTTTCCGAATAGAAATGGAACTTTTCGATGTTGTAAATTCTCTTTTTGGATCAGATAAAAAGTGGGAATCTGTGGGCAAGGCAGACAAGTCTCGAAATTTTTTCATGGTCAATAGGTTCATGTCCATCCAATTCCCGGTTCAGGCCCACGAGTTCAACCACACTAAGGTCGTCCCGAATTTGGTTTTGGATTGGTGGCATTCTGCCTTGGGCCCAAAATTTGCAAAAACACCAAAGTGGGTTTTCACTTCCACTGGAAAAAAAGAACAAAATAAATCGAACCAAAAGATTCCAAATTTCCAGGAGGTAGAAGATTTCATCAGGGAAAGAAATCAACTTAGCAAAAGACAACTTCTAGAATTGAAACAATTTTTTCCTACGTCATATCATGATTGGATGAAATCCCTATCCCAGCAGATGGGCAAGGAAAATCAGAAATAGGATATATAAGACAGAAAATAATTTTAAAGTCATGGAGAAAGGTATTCAAAAAATTGTTGATAAGTTAGTTCAGAGTTTGGATTGGAATTCTATCCTTCTAATTCACCAGGCATTTAAACATGGTACCGGTCAGGGTAGCGAGGTAATACCCGGTTTAAAAAGAAAAAATTACGATCAAAACCTAAGTGTGAAGGATTTGAAACACGAATTGAAAATAATTTTGAAGTATGTAGTGGAAAACGATTACCAATCTTTCACCTATGGCAATTGGATCGTCACGTGGTACAATCAACAATGGAACGATGAAACCGTGATTGAAACACTGAGCCAAGACGACGAGGAAACAGAATTTGAAATTGAAATGCCCAACACCAAGCTTGAGGTGATTTATGCTCCACAAAGAATTTGTATTACGATGGATACGGGCGAAGGATCTAATCCAGCAACTACTTCAGATACCGATACCCTAAAGATGATGTTGGAAAATGCCTTGGCCGAGGAAAATTACGAGATGGCACAAAAGATCCAGGACATTCTAAAGATGTCCCAAAAACCGGAAGAGATTTAAGATACATATAAAAAAAGTTGTCTCTTGAAGTACATCCTTACTTTGAATGAATTTTTCGACACCGGGGTTTTCGGTGACACCTATGGATATGGCGGGGCAAACGGAATTTTCAAGGTCCAATATAAGCCATACAAGGATCTTTCTGTTTCCGTTGGACCTGATCCCAGAGTTCCTAGAAACATTCCTGGTTCTAAATTTCAGGTTGGTGATATTGTTATTGGAGAACCCATCAATGATGATAAGAAGGTGGCAGGTATGGTTGTTAAAAATATCCTGGCCCCAGATCACAAATCATATCGTTTTTTTGTTCAGATCCATACCAAAGGTAAAAAGGATCAAAAAGTTCTAGAACTTAAGCCTGACACGGTTGAGTTTGTAGACATGGGGGACAAAGGCCACCGTCAGGTTGTTTCTCAGTACAAATTCAATGATATTACGGGTGATGCCTACAATTCTAAAACTGTTTATAACAATCCTGGTTTAGGGATCGAAGCAGTCGGAGGTTGAGAAACTTTTACCTGTTCTTCCTGTAAAGCACAGGATGATTTTAAGCAAAACCCCACACAAATTAGGTTCTATTGCTTCCAGCATGAATTTTCCAAAATCTGGAGAAATTCATGCCGATGAATTCATAAAATACATCTCAAAAACGGTTGAAACACACGTGAAGAATGGAATAGATGTTACCTGTTTTCAATTGTCAGAATCCGATTTGAATTTTCCGGATTTTTCCTCCTTAGAAGAGGAACATCCGGATCTCGTTTCTCTGGACGAATTGAGTCAATCAATTAGAATTAAAGGACATAGGATTTTATTTTTCCTGTCATCGTATTTCTTCTTGGGATCAAGATTACCAGATTCGGTCCAACAAACACACACGATGATTGGCAAGCTGGCTTCTCTGGTTGAAGGTCTTGGCATTGCCGAACCTTGTATTTTGCTCCGGGTTGGAAGCGCCTATGGAAACCGAAGGGAAACCGCCCAAAGATTTTGTGAGGAGATTTTCAAATTTCCAATCACAATCCGAAACATGTTGGCCGTGACGAATGATGATAAGCCAAGTTTATTTTCGGTTACAGATTTGCTATCTGGAGTTTTTTATCCGGCAAAAATTCCAATTTGTTTTCGATCTTTGCCACATCAGTTCAATACGGGTGGTTTGAATTTTAGAGAGGCTTTATTTTTATCCTGTTCTACCTGGGAATCCCCACACAAACCAATTTATTTTCACGGTGAAAGTTCGATGATAGACGAGAAGGGAATTTCACTTTCATCTTCTCCAACTTCACGTTTAACCCACAGGATTCCAACCTTCGGGTTAGACGTAGATGTGGTTATAGAATCTTCCGATTCATTCAAAACTTGTGTCCAATATTTATCGGAACATAAATCATTAATCCCATTAGTAATACCCAAAATTTGATCTATAAAAGGATATTTAAATTACTTTTACATTATGCCAGAACTAGCCGAGGTAAGATTAACTTCCGAATATGTCCACAGACTTTCTGAAAAAAAAACTTTTCACTCCGTTTGGAAAAACCCAAATCACAAGGGTAATTCTTTTGAAATTCCGTATCCTTTCAATTTGAGTTCGGTGGCGAGAGGCAAAGAAATGATGTTAATTTTCAATCTCGCCCAAAATTTTTTTTCTGACTCTTCTAGGTCAAAAAAACCAATTCATCTTATGATGACAATGGGAATGTCTGGTCATTTTAGGTGGATAAAAAAGGAGGACGAAAAACCAAAACATACACATTTGAGTTTTATTTCTAACTTAGGACAACTTTGTTTCGTGGATGTAAGAAGATTTGGAAGATGGGCGTTTGGAACCTGGAATCCTAAAAGAGGTCCAGATCCGACTCAAGAGTACGAATCCTTTTTAGCTCACGTTTATTCCAATTTGGAATCTAAATCATTCGAACGTCCTATCCACGAGGTTTTGATGAATCAAGATTATTTCAATGGGATTGGCAATTATCTGAGGGCTGAAATTTTATATAGAATTGACTGCAGCCCTTTCTTACCAGCCAGAGAATTCATTCTTCGACATCCGGAAGTTTTGTTGCTCTGTCGAGATTTACCAATTGTAGCATATGGGTTAGGCGGGGGTAGATTTAAAGATTGGAAAAATCCAGACGGGCAAACTCCCACAAACTGGGATGAATTTATGTTGTGCTACGGAAATAGATCTATGTCTAAAATAACCGATAAAAAAGGGAGAACTTTTTGGTTCGACCCTAAATGGATTTAAAATTTAAACCATGATTCCAATTAATACCTTGAAAAATTGTTTGT